GTTGATAGTACCTCCTGATTTAGAAACTAACTGGATACCCATAGTTTTTCTTTTCTCGTTAACCGAGCGATATTTAATATTGATACGCTTGAAGCCATTTTTGTAATATATAATGTAATCTTCTAGTGTCTGATTAGATATAGACTTCCAACATTCTATATTATGTTTGATACAGAAGAGCTCAAAGGCTTTTTCTGCGACCATACCGAGTTTTATTGTGTTCTTTTTAGGCATTTGCTTGAATCCACGGTGCTTTTGCTGATTGATCTTCGTTGATAGTAACTTTATCTGGGAATCTAGTTGTGTTACCTGTCCACGGTTCGTAGTTAAACTCAAGCATATGCAGGTTGCTTAGGTCTAGTGGTTGTGAACGCTCGAAGAATGCACGATGCGACATATATTCGAGGCCTTCGTGTATTTGATGAGGAGCTACGACAATACCCATAGTTCTGGCACTTTTGGTATTTGCTTTGTAATACATCATGTCACTACCTGTTTTAGCTGATGGTACATCTAGAGATGCACGGTTTTGGATATAGTCGGTGATAGTAGAGGTGACATATTGTTCAGGTTCGGGATGGCGTTTATTGTATCTGATGTCCCACGCAATGTATGGGTCTGTGATTCTGCCGTCATCTTCGAAGTCCATTTCTGGTTTATCTGGATCAGCCATCTTGTTAGTTAACCAGTCGAGCCATGCTTGTGTTTCCCATTTGATGTGAGTACAGCCTTGCTTAAGGAATGAACAGGCGGCGTCAAATGTACGTACGTCATCTTGTGATAGTTTAAGTTCTGGATCACGATGTTCTAGTGTCTCTGAACCTTTATAGAAGTAATCAAAAGTTGCTTGACGGTAATCCAAAGAGGATGCCAGTTCTATTTGAGGGACTTCTTTAGAGATCAGTAATACCACATCTCTGCCATAACACTCAGCCTTAAAGATACCATTAGTGCTACCGAGTTCTTCTTCGGTGATATCTAATGTGATTAAGTCAGGTGCTCCATTGTGCCAGTCTTTATTATTATGTATGTCTACATGTACATTAGTTGTCGTTTGTAGCCATCGCTCAACTTCTAGGTGGCCATAAGTCCAGCCTATTGATGTGCCACGGTTACGTACGTGACAGTCTATGTCGTTTGATTTTGGGTCATTGACCGAGTATATGTTTATTTTGTTATGCATTTTATTATGTATGTTTAGTAGCATGCAACAGACAGGTAATGATAGTACAAGCCTGCCTGCTGCACCTTGTGATAGTATCTCAAGGCAATAAAAAAGGAGCCAAGCGTTGCCGCCTGACTCCCTTGATATTGTGCGAAATTATTCGCCGTCTGGATTTGAGTCCTTGTCGTAATTGCGTGGAACTGACACCTCACTAGGTTTGAGTGATTCAACTTGCGTAGAAGCGCCTAACATTTCTTCGGGGATCATCGGGTTAGGTGTGCCGCCTAAGAGCGCCTTGTCTTGACCTGTGACGGTCTGTGTCGGGTTGTAAGCTCCGTGAACAATGCCTTTACCGGTTGGCGTCATGTCGCGCATCTCAGCGCCGGTTGATACCGCTTGCTTTTCAGGAACTGCGAACTCATTGCCATTTTGGGCGCGTAGTAGGGCAGCTGCAGCTTTTAGCAAGTCCGGAGTAATCTCGACACCTCCGAGGCTTCCGGCGTCTCTCTTGGCGTCAATACGATCTTGCTTTGCATCTTCAGCGAGACCTTGATTGGCTTGGCGTTGACCACCACCAGCAAATCCCATTCTGTCGATACGCTTTTGGATTGATTCCGTATTCATAGGACGCGTAGAGATGTCTAGTGCTCGTTTCTTCTCAACTCCTATTGTGACGCCGTTGTCATCTCTCTTGGCGCTTTCATATTCGAACCATCCGGCATCCAGATGATGCAAGCTCTCGTGGTCGCAATGAGGACAACAAATTTGAAGATCACCATAGAAATCTTGGCGAGCCCATTTTGTGCCGTCATTGTTTTTGCGTTGATACGCGGGGTCTTTATCTAGGAGTGTTCCTATGTTCTGGTTATTTCCCGGCCTGCTCTTCAATGCGCGGGTAGTTAGTGCAAATAGGCCCTGCAGCCCTTGCTCGATCTTGTTTTTTAGCTTTGCTTTCATTTTTGTTTATTTAGGGGGGACCGAATCGTCCCCACCAAGGAACGACTGGGGCGATGCGGTGGGCTCCCTGAATGAACAAAAATGGAACCCGCAACAGCTAACAAACGAGATCGTGCTAGGGATCAGAGGCATATTTGTGCTGGCTTCCCACGCAACTAGTGATGCCTCCTTCTCCCGGCAGGCAAGTAAGGATGATAGTAGTTATACCCTAGGAGTTATTTCCGGGTGGACTCCTGACAGATGCAAACAAAAAGAAACCAACAAGTAACAACACCAGTAGGAAAAACTTCAAGGAACACTAGGAAATGGCCCCACGGGGGGTAACATCACGTGGAGAATCTACGTGTACCCTGTCGGATTTTTGCACCTAAAGTATTCCAATTAGAGTCCTGAGTTAACACGCAACTGCTCTGGCAGCTACATCCAAGTAGTGGATTCAGTCTTCCCCCATAGCTTATTATGGGATTCCATAAAGCGATCTAGCTCCTTATCCCGTAAGTCCTCGTAGTACTGTCTCACGCCAGTGTCTATATGCTTTTCCATATGTTCTACCCAGTATCCTACAGCTATGGAGAGGGCATCTAGACGGTCATCGTGTCTTAAAGCTCCCTTATCGAAGGTTAGTCTTGACAGTTGGTAGAACAATGAGTACAATTGGTTATTACCTACAAGAGAAGAGCGCGGTTCGCTGTCGATTCTTCCCCTTCCGTAATCACTTCGAAGACACCCAAGATCACTTAAGATAACCTTTGGATCGACAATTAGTCGGTGAGAGTTGAGGATGGGTTCTAGGGTATCAATAATACGTCTCTCTTTTTGTATCGAGTGTTTTACTTCCTCTATCGTTACCGGATATCCGACATCTTCAGCTAATGTAGGCTTCAATAGTTGAGTAAACATGCCATCACCGAAGTTACTTTCTACGACAATCTCTTTTACCCCGTGATCCTTCGCTATCTTCCCTAATTGCTTTAGCGTTGGAGGAGTATACCCTCCTAGGAAGCCTCCAGACTCTGTTAAGAACAGCTGACCGTTCAGTATCTTGACTACGGCATATGCTGTCTCATCCTTGCCCATCCCGGCAGGATCTATGGACATAACAGCTCCTGAGTACGGTTGATGGTCTTTCGCTACCTCCATAGGCCGATAATAGCGGTCAGCTCCCAGACCAACGCTTTCAAGGTCTTTCCACACCAGTTCAGGGGAGGAAGCCCAAGTTAGCTTAGGAGAGGCTACTTCTTTATCTAATGGATGCACAATGAGGTCAGCAAGCTTCAGAGGATACCTGCCAACGTCACTGAGGCTAGTATCTAACATGTACTGTAACGCGAAACCGCTCTTCCCGTACGAAGCTTCGCGCTCCTGTAAATCCACGTCATCAAACCTCTGAGGGTCGATAGGAGTCCCTTCGGGGCTGACTTCACATTTGTCTATAATATAGGGGGCTAACCTCTCTCCCATCGCTAGTTTAGTCTTAGCGGTTGGAATCCTAGCAGGCCACACCCGTATCTCGTAGCCACGATCAGGCAGTACATTGTAGATCGACATTTCTGTCTGTGGAGTACCTAAATAGACAATCCGACCGTCAGGCTTAAGCACAGCATCAAACTCCTTGATGGTCTCCTGAATCTTGTCCCGCATCATTTGAGTAAGAGAATTATTCAGTGATTCCACATCGTCAGCTACAATTAGGTCAGCCCGTGATCCGGTCAGCTGTCCTGTAATTCCAACGGACTTTACAGAGGGAGCATGGGCCGCTGGGGCAGGGCCAACGTCAAAAGCAATCTTACTGCTCCTCTGATCATCTGACGGCATTAGATGTTGAAGGATGGGCATCTCGCTAATGAGACGGAGGGTGAAAGTCGAAAAGTCATCACTACGAGTCTTACTAGCCGAGACAACCAGTATGTTCATTGCAGGATTTAAGAGTAACTGGTGACACACATAAGCGGATGTAATCCAGCTTTTGCCCACTCCTCGGAAAGCCTGTATGCAACAACGCCTAGGGCCGTTATCTACGTACTCAGCAATGTCGTATTGAGTTGGTGTAGGATCAGGTAAACCTAAATGTTTCCACGT